GTCACACGCCCAGTGCTGTCGATGTTCAATGCTTCTGACGCACCAGTCTTAGAGTAAATGTTGTTTACGAATAATTTAGACAATTGTAAGCTCCCCATTTACTGTTAGGGCGACACTGTTATCTATCGTCAACGCACCAGCAATCATGCCCCGCTCTGACGCAGCAATAGTTGTGTCTGTTGACAGTGTGCCTGTGTTAATGCGGATGCCATTACGCATTAAGTTGCTAGATATTTTACTAGCTGTGATTGTTCCATCGCTAACAGAACCCACATCAAAGACATCTCCAAGAGCCACAATAAAATCTATTGTGTCGTTAGTAGTTAAAGCTTCAGCAAATACAAGGTTACTGCCGCTGACCGTGAACGAATCTTGAGGAGCTTGAATAATGCCGTTGAGAGATACGATTAAATGATTTGCAGTCTCTGGAAAGTATGCTCCACCATCTAGCGTCAAAGCGTAGGTGTCTGTAGCAGAAGCAGCAGGGAATGATAGTTTATTAAACCCACCGCCTACAGGTCTTTTTCCTATGTAGGGCATCTGCCTCTCCTTATGGTTTCGTAGGCCAAGTCACATTGCTTAGTGACGTAGCGTTGTCTGTAATATCACGCAAGGCTTGGCGGTAGGCTGTTTGTGCATCTGTCATTGTCAAATCACTAGATGCCCACCAATCTGTTTCTGATAACAAACTGTTACGTTCTTTACGCAATTCTTCTAAATCACGTTCTGTTTGACCAGCCGCCCAAGCCGCTTCTTCAGCATCCCTTGCGGTTTCCTGTTCAGCGGTGTAGGCAACTTTTTGACCTCTAACTAAACTATATCTTGTCATGCCTTATCCTTCTGAAACTCCGAACACGCTTATGCTTGCTTTAGCTATATTGCCAGTACTCCAGTAAAACTTAATTCCCTCTGGCTGTGTTGTGTCTCTGTCGCTTCTAAAATAACTAACAACAGTATCATCTCGTGGTTGTGTACCACCACTAACTCTAAATGCTCTGGCAAAAACCATAGACTGATAATCGTTATCGCCAACATGCGGCAACCAAATGTCAGCTAAAAATAAAACTCCAGTTTCAGCTTCGTGGTGTGTCCCTGTTTCTTCAGCTATTAGTGCAAATGTATAATTGTCTCCCGAAGAATTGTTTCTTGCATACCGATATGAGTCTGTCGCAGTTAGGTCAGCTTCTGCGTTATTCAAAAACCTATAATAAAGTCTTGCACTGTTTGTTGCTGGCAATACACGGCCTTTAACAACGTATTTGTCGTAAGTTGTGTTAAACACATCTGCACCAAACTTTATATCCGCAACCGCAGTTGTGGTTACTTGTGTTTCTAAATGAACAAGCCCAGCATTACCTCCAGCCCCTGTAACCGTACCAGTAAACGCAAACGCATCTGCAAGGTTCATGCTTTCAGATTGTATTTTAGAAATTGCCATATCTTTATCCTATTGCGCTGGTGCTACTCTTGTAAAAATAAAAGAAGTTTGAGTACCAGAAGTGCTTCCATTGACATTTGACCCGCTTGTTACAGACGCTAAATTAAATTTTACTTTTACAAGGCTTATATCCGTCACATTTATAAGTGCGGAACAATATGATGATTGGTCACCAGCACCACGGGCGTTAGCTGCTGAAGTTTGAAAATAAGATGAATTGTCTATCGTAGCGTTAATTGCAAGAACGATATTATCGTTGCTCAAGGGTGATGACTTATAAAAAACCTCTACTCTATACAACCCAGTAAATGGAAAACTAAATACGCCTGAACTTTCGGTCATTCCATTCACAGAAGCAAAAGCAGAGTGTTGTACCCTTCTAAGGTTACTAGTAATATCTCCGGCTGCGCCTTTATCTGCGGTTAATTCAAACTGGTCAAAAACGTATGAGGCGTCCATATTAACACGCCCACTGCTGTCAATCGTAATGGCTGTATTAGTGCCAGTTCCTTCTTTGATAGTATCAACCAGCAATGAATCACCTACGTCTACGTTACTACTAAACGTACCAGTAGTAGCTTGCAGTGCTTGATTACTTGGATGTGTGCTGGTCTGTTGTGCCAGTGAGTTATAGACAACGTAGATGTCATCGGTGGCTGCTACGCTATATCCTACTAGATTAACTGTAGTACCATCTGTGGTATACGATTCAGTAGGTTCCTGACGCACGTTGTTGATAAAAAGGTCTATGCTTTCTGGACTAGATACAGCATTAGACAGAGTTAGGGTTGTGCCTGTAGCCCCTGTCAAATCCTGCTTTGGGGGTATCTTAGAAAACCCTTCAGTTTGTTGATTGCCTATGTAAGCCATAAATCACCTATGCACTGATGTCATCAACGGCAGATACCCACACATCTAAGGATGATGTTGTGTCTGATTTAACCCACAACCTATCGCCTGTTTGGACTACTATCTTTGCGCCACCATCAAGAAGCTGTAACGCACCGCCAGCAGCAATAGGTGCGCCTTTGATTAGATAGTGGTTAGTTCCACCGTTAGAAATGTAAGCCTCTACAGTAATTGCGTTGGCTGTAGTGTTTGTCATGTGGATACCTACAATGGTATCGTTGCTATCAAAGTTTGAGCCATCAGGGATGTCAGTTGCTGCTGTACCTATGCCCTGTAGCTTATATCGTCTGAATAATTGTGGCATTTGTAACTCCTAAAGGGCGATTGCCATTGCGATTGCAAAACCGTTTGTAGCAAAGGTTGTTGTGTCTGCTGCTACGTCATTCCACCCAGAAAATGATCGCACTCGCATCACATTGTCTGAACTGTTGAAGTACAGATCACCAACATTCACAGAGCCTTCATTATCATTTATCTGATAATCTTCAGCAGCCGTGTCTGAAGCGAACGAACCGTAGTAAACATCCACAAAGCCTTGAACATTGTTTTTTGCTTGATTAGCGTAATATCTAGCTGAATATTCAGCAGTAAGGCCAGAGCCGGTAACAGCCGTGTCACGGTCAAAGCCTGTGCCACCACCTAATGACCACTGTTTTGAAGATCCAGTGTTCATACCTGAGTTGTCACCAGTACCAATAGCGTATTCTTTAGATGAATACTCTGTGCCGTCACATGTATTTAATGTGTCAGTAGCCCACTCTTTTGCAGAACCACGACCAGCACTATCAGTTACTCCTGTGCCACCAACGGCATATGCTTTTGATGAGTAATCTTGAGTTGTGCCATCATCAACAATTCCATCTGTTTTGACAGCCCAATCATCAGAAAATGCAGCATCAGTTGCACTAGCAGCAGCAGCCGTAGCACTATTACCAGCTGCTGTAGCACTATTACCAGCATTGGTTTCAGCTGTTGTAACTGTACTAATATCAACCATCTGATCCCATTTAGCAGCATCAGTATTAGTCGTGAGAGGCTGTGAACCAGAAGATGTATGAGATGCGTTAGCAATATAGATACTGCCAGTGCTTGTATCTTTAACAATATCGCCTAGAGCGTAAGTTCTAGATGCACCCCAGTCTCCTTGCCAAGATCCTGTTGATGCAGCAATAGCATTGCCATTAGCATCAAAAGCCAAGAATTTACTTGCTCTAGTCGTGCTGTTTGGGAAAACAATGCCAGCAAGAGGATCAGTAGCTGGCAAAATTAATGCTCTGCTAATATTAGTTTCTAATTCCTGTTGAATAGCAACAATTCGATCAAGCTCTGTATTTAAAGCCGCAATATTGAACGGCCCTGACGTAGCAAAATCAGTTGTTCTAGTAACAGGAATGTCTCTAAACACTGTGACGGTAACGCTTGTGTAGACACTGCCAAGGGTAATATTGCCACCCGAAAAACCATCATCTACAGCCGTACCAGTAACGGCAAATGTATTTACACCTGTGCCTCTGGTAAGCGATGTATCATTACCAAGACTGTCAGTAATAATTACATTTATGTCGTCAAGGTCAAAAAACGGAAAGTCGATTGTAAACGTTGTAGAGTTTGCAACGTTACCACCAGAACCTATCGAATGTTGAATCCGAGCATCATTGTCCGCAATTGATATAGTAGCCATAATAACCCTTTATCCATTACGCACTCCCGATTGTTAATTCACATTGTTATTATTATTGTTTTCCAAATATCCCTTGCTGAATAATGTCAAACGCAGGATCAATGTAAGGTATGTTAGATAGCGGAGTTATAAATCTCATGTTGGCTCCGGTCTGAGCATCAACATTGCCACTGAGAAAATCCCCAGCAACACTACCTAAGTTACCAAATAGATTTACCGTAGGGCCAAACACAGAAGCTGCTTTTGCCTGATCCGGCATATAATTGATTTTCTCATCTGTAAGAAGTGGCCTTACACCAAGATTAAAATCACTGATCTTTTCAATAGCGTTGTTTACATCAGTAAACCAACCAAGAGTCCCAGAACGATCGATTGCATCAATTAACTTCTCATCAAAGTCCTGTTCTTTGTCGATGCCATATTGATAACGTTTGAACTCGTTTACCAGCGAGGCAAGACCTACCATTAGAAACGCCCCTTGCCAAAAAGCAGCGTCTTTTTCCTGCAAGCCAGCAGTGAGCACCCTAACCATTGCACCCTGACCGTATGACTTGAACTGTGTAAGCAGTGACCCAAACTCTGTTGATGTCCACAATGCACGATCCCCTGCCCCAGGAGTAACAATGATGCGTTCTACATTCTGGTTTAGTGCATTACGAAACTTTCTGACCATAATGGGATCACCCCATAGATCAGTATTAGGCATCCATTCTCCATCAACCTTTTGACCATTGGCTTTTATTAATGCTTGCATACGCATATGGTCTTGCTGGTTTATGCCATTTTTAAGAAACTTTTCTTGATCTGCTTTGGAGAGGCTCCCCCAGTTATTCATAATGCGGTCTGTCATAAGCAAAGCTGTTGTATTGCCAGCCCACTCTTTTAACACTTGGTTCCAGTAGTTGAGTCCATTCAACATAAAGAAACCACCTACTGAGTGATTCAATGTCCTTTCAAACCCAAATCTAGCCCCAAACAAATCACCAACGTCAGAAAACTGTGCGGCACGAAGCCCTAGAACAGCATCAACGGACACGGCTGCTGCTCTCATTTCTTTACGAAGCATCTTGCTAATTACTTTATCATTAGAGGCGAACATATGTTTAAGCCCCTTGGAGTAAGCATTGGTCATGCCTTCCACCATTACAATGCGAGCAACATCAGGGACTGAACTAACAACAGCACCGCCCATGCCAACCAGAACATTGAATGATTTCATAACTCTTACAAATCTGCTGGACATTGCATGAGGATCTTTAGATGCGCCATATGTACCACGCAGTCTATCTCTCAAACCTCTAATATCTCGCAGATCATCTTCTAATGCTTTTTTGAGGTTTCTTCTTGTCTCAACATCAGCTGCATCATCGATCAACCGCTGATATTCGCTGGTTATCTCTTGTATGGTAGTACGCATATCAATGTCGCCAAATGCTCTCGACAACTCAATATCCATACCCATTGTTCTTGTATGATGACGCAATAAAACTTCTGCATCATTTTCTACAAATTCTTCAATCAACTTATCAGGTATTTCAAAGGTTCTTGCCTTTACACCACTTGGCGCAGTTATGTATTCAAACTGGTCAGCAACCTCATCTAAATCTAAAAACGGCTTGGTTCTTGTAACCTCATCCATAACCCCTCTTGCAAAAGCATTGGCTTGTGATGAGTTCATCTCATACTTGCCTTTTGCCCACCCACTTACAGTGTCTAAAAACTGCTGTTCATTCTCTATAATTTTATCGATACGGAAAACTCTAGGTAAATAGGATGCGGCTGTATTTACGGTTACACCTTCAGCATTAAACTTCGCAATTGCAGCTTCGATGATAGTAACCTGTTGCTCGTTACCAGCCTCTCTAGCGGCAAGAAGTTTTGCATTTAACTGGCGTCTAAATAGATCGACTGACTCAGCTTGATCCTTAATAAAATCAAATTGCTTTCTATATGATTTGATTGCTGAGTTTACATGCGGCGTCGCAATATCTGTGATCTCATCAACATCACCGTTTTTAAGACCTTTACCAACTCTGATACGAAACTCGGCTTCTGACAGCATGCCTTTTGGCTTTGTCATAGCCGCACCCATCATTTGAAATGAGCGAGATATATCGCCATCTTTGGCAACCTTACCTCTGTAAGAAAGATACGCTTCATCAGAAGCTCTAAGCGCATCTACTAAACGACCAAGATATGTCGTTCTAAATGTAGCTTCTACTGACTGATCCATTTCCTCGCCAGCCTTGACCTTTTTCTTTTGCATGCCGCCCATATCAACCATGCGGTCAGGTAGCATACGAGAAAACGGCAAAGGACTTTGCGTCAGTCTTGTCACAGGGTTCCAAGGCATTTTTTCTATGCCAATGCCAGTTTCAGCAAGAGCATCACCTTCCATTGTAGCAAAGGCTGCTTCTCTTGATTTTTCTGGGCTAACACTAGCACCAGCAGAGCGATATATCTGCTTATCTGTATGCGTCATTATTGGAGCCATAGGGCGTCCCAGAGCAGCTGTAAGTGTGCCACCTATCAATGTAGCACCGGCTAACGCAACAGCCGTGTGACCTAGCGTATGCCCTTCTAGTTGGCTTTGTTTTATAATCTCACTAGGCGCAACTATTGCTGCTGAGAAAGCACCGCCATACATAAATCTTTTGAACTTAGATGGCGTTGTTAAAACCTTGGCTGGAGCAAGAGGTGCTAGTATAGCTGGGTCAGCAACCATATTGACAAACTCTGCCATTGTTGAGCTTGGTGTCATGCCAAGCAGAGCCAGATCCTCCATGTCTTCATGGTATTTTTGCAAACGTCTGTAAGTCTCGTCCCTGCTACCACTGGTAAGAAACTTGTGCATTATACCTTTATGCGCTTTTAGCTGTGAATCACGAAACGGATCATAGTCAGGATCTTCTTCATAACTGCCCTGCCATGAGTCATTGATTGTTTCTGCGACAGCACTGAATAGATTGTGCTGCCTGTATGCCGCAGACCAGATCCTAGATGACATCGCACCTTCTGGGTTAAATGCAAAGACAGGTGTAGGTGCTAGGTCATCGGCTGATATAAACTCTGCTAGATTGGTTGTTTCAGCCATTACATAGCACCGCTTATACCAAGTGTTAGTATGTAGTTTCTGAATAGTGCGGCATCGTCAGGCTCTATAGTTGCTGGGTTAAAGTCATCAAATAAAGCATACCCAGCCTTGTTATAAGCTCTTTTTACTGACGCAAAAAATTGTTCAGATCGGCCATGTTCATTCATAGCATTGTATGTAGCCTCCATTACGGTATCATCCAATAATGGCAAACTAGCCATAAAGTTCTTCAGATCATTGTTCTGTATTTTTTCCAATGCCTGATTATAGGCTTCATACTGCCGTGAGGTTTGGAAGTTATATGAATAGCTAGGCAATAACTTTAGAATCTGACCGTCATCTGTTTGAACAGATACTGTATATGTAGGTCTACGACCAAACACCGCATTAGGCTGAAAGATATACTTTCCCTCTGCGATAGCTTTTGAAACAAGGCTACGCTTATCAGGAACAAGACTTGGATTTGACCTGAATATACGAGTTACATCTTCATTGATGTCATCTTGTGTAATAAAGACATTACTAAAACCAGCAGCTGTTTTCTGTGCTTCTTTTTGTATGGGGTGCATGACCAATTCAACATCACCATCAACATTACGCTGTAAGCCAATGTCATCCATAAGGCGAACAAGTGTATTGCTGACTGATGTAGCAAGGCCGTTGTAATCAGATGCGTATTTACCAGCGGCTACGTCAGCTTCTGCTAAATCCATTATAAGATTTACTGCCCTACCATCTCTGGCGATAACATCACTCATTGTCATGCCGTCAGCTTCAAAGTCCTCATACATCTTAATGAACTCTGGCCTTATGGGTCGGCCATCATTACCTACGATATCCATTATCGGGAAGTAAGTGTGAGTTATGCCACGAAGCAGTATGTCACTAAGTTCACCATCAACATTATCAATCTCACTCATCATACGTTTAAACAGCTGAGGTCTGTCTAATTGCTCACCACCTTCTTTCGGAATGATGCTCGTAGATAGTCTAGCTTGGTTAGTCTGAGTTCTATTCGATAATGCAATGATCTGGTCTGTACCCATAAACCGTGTATTAGAGTTCAATACGCTTGTATCGATACCCATTTCATTCATTAATCTGCCCACTTGCATATGGTTCATATTAAACTTACGCATCATTGATCGTTGCAGCTGGCTATGTAACTCTACGGTACGCTTTACTGATGTAGCATCTCCTGCCCATACAGAACCTTTTAGAAACGACTCAAGTGCTGGGTGCATGCCAAGATGATGCACTGACCATGCGATTGCTGTATCAGCACTGGATCTGGCAGTAGTGGGGTCTTCGCTGAAGACATCCAGCGGCTGACCGTTTGGCAATGCCATTGGTATTTGATTCGTAGCTTCAAGATGTGCCATATCACTTGCGTTCATTGGCTGTAGTGAGTCCATTTTGTTTCTCACCGCAACCTGTGCAGAAACCTGACCTCTGTGTTTTCTGTAAGCTTCACGATAAGAGGCAACCCTTCCTTGCCAATCACCGATTGTCATTACAGCACCTTCGTCAGAACCTATAATCCCACGATTTACAAGGTCTGCTTGCATATCAACAAAAGTCTGAGGCGAATGGTATGGATTATTTTTATCCATATTCATGAGAATCATGTCCATCTGACGACCAGATGCTGACTTCATGCCATCGATCATAATTTGTTTTTCAAGCTCAATAAACTCAACTAACTGACCACGATCAAAATCACCAGTTGCATATCCTTTGAAAAAACTAGAATGGAGATTGGCTCTAGTTTCACCAAAGACTTCTGGCTGTTTATAAGAAGCCATTAAATCTTCAAAGTTTTGATTTCTTTGCGCTTCTATCTTAGCTGTTTTAGCTGTTTGTCCATTAGCAAGAGCTTGTAAAAGAGTCCCCTGTTGCATAGGCGAAACGTCTGTAGGCAATTGAGTAGCATCTTTAATATTACCATTTATAATTCCAAGCAGACCTTCAGCATAGTTAGTGTTCTGCCTTTTGTTTGTTTCTGAGTCACGCAGACTTGCTTGCTTCTCAAGGAAGTCAAACCTAGCTGTCATTGCAGTTGTAATCATCTCACCGTCAAGGTCATCTGATTCACGCAATTGAACGCCCATGTCTTGGATCAAAGAATAAGCAGCTTCCCGGCCTTCACTCTCATAGAGAGCTTGTACTGTGTTTTCAGATACACGAGCCTGCACACCGGACTTATGGTTGTTCTCAAATTCTTCAATAGTGTTTTGAGGTATGCCGTAAGTCTTTAATGCAGAATATAACTTCTCACGTTTTGCATCTAACTGACCAATCTCAGCTGTAGCTCTTTGTGCCGTTGGCCCACTCAAAGCACCGCTTCCAACAATCTTGGCTTGTGTTTCTGTAATATTGCCAAGACTGGTTGTAATCTCTTTTACACTTGCTTCACGTTGCAGTTTTGTCTGGTTGCCCAACGCAATGTTTCTATCACCAGCAAAAATCTTCTCAAGCTCAACATCGATCTCATCAATTAGATCAATGTTTCCTGCATTTTCTCTGCGTATTGTCTCTAAAAATGACTTTTTATTTTCATCAAGGGCAGTAGGATTACTCGGATTTTTTCTATATGCCTGATCTGACTCAGCAATAGCCCTGTTTAATACAGCTGATTGATAAGTGGTTCTTGCCGCTTCATTCAACGTTTCTTGAGCAGCCCTTATGCTTTGACCTCGAAGACCAGCTGTGTCAGCCATATCTGCGTATGTAAGAGGTACAAATGGCTTTAAAGTCTTAGATCCATCTTGATCTGTTTCATAAACAGCACCCTTTGCTTTACCAAGCCTCTCGGCTTCAGTTAGGGCTGTGCTTAACTGGTTCCTTTCAATCTCATCATCAACAGATCGGATAGAGTCAGCAATCGAGTTGAAAGATTGACCAAGAGCGTTTAGACCACTCATAGGTATGACTGATCCTGGGCGTATCCTTACCTGTCTTTGTCTTGTGGGTTTGTACGCCATTAGATCAAATAACTCCCAGTAGCATTACTCCCAACACCTTTTCCTGAGTTATATGACTTTTGACCAAACTTAGCCGCCTTGCCATAGAACTCATACTGAGCAGCCTTGCCCTTCATCTTCGATCCAAAGGCTCCTAGCTGATATTGTCTACGCTGGCTCTGACCCATCAGTTTACGAGAAGATATATCTCTACTCGCCATTTTACGTTCACCACGAGCAAAGTTGGCTCTGGTA